CCACCGGAGAGTTTGTGAATCGGTTGAAGTCAACAAAGCTTGTGACATAGTCCCATACCTCTTTGTTATTGGTATGGAAAATGTGTGCACCGTACTTGTGTACATTGATGTCCTCGACCTTTTCTGTATAGATATTTCCGCCTACATTGGGGCGCTTATCTATTACAAGCACGCTTTTTCCGGCTTTTTTTGCCTGCTGGGCAATTGTTGCTCCGTATAGACCGGAGCCGACGATAAGGTAGTTGTAGTTCATTTTATGTATCCCTCACCGATTGCTGTACATTTTTTCATAGTAGTCCTGATACTCGCCGGAAATAATGTCCTTCCACCACTTCTGATTGTCCAGGTACCACTGAATGGTCTTTTTGATACCGTCTGCAAACTTTGTCTCCGGCAGCCAGCCCAGTTCGTTGTGGATCTTGGTCGGGTCGATGGCATAACGCATATCGTGGCCCTTACGATCGGTGACATAGGTAATCAGACTTTCCGGCTTGCCCAGTTCCTTGCAGATCAGCTTGACAATGTCGATGTTCTTCATTTCGTTGTGGCCGCCCACATTGTAGACTTCGCCGACCTTGCCGTTGTGGATGATGAGGTCGATTGCCTTGCAGTGATCCTCTACATACAGCCAGTCACGCACATTTTCGCCCTTGCCGTAAACCGGTAGCGGCTTGTCTGCCAGGGCATTGGCGATCATCAGCGGAATCAGCTTTTCCGGGAAGTGATACGGGTCATAGTTGTTGGAGCATCTGGAAACCGTTACCGGGAGACCATAAGTTCTGTGGTAAGCCAGTACCAGCAGATCTGCGCCTGCTTTAGAAGAGGAATACGGGCTGCTGGTGTGGATGGGAGTCTCTTCGGTAAAGAACAGGTTCGGTCTGTCTAACGGCAGGTCGCCGTAGACTTCGTCGGTAGAAACCTGGTGATAACGCTGGATGCCATATTTCCGGCAAGCGTCCATCATAACCGCTGTGCCGAGGATGTTGGTCTGGAGGAAGATCTCCGGGTTCACGATAGAGCGGTCTACATGAGACTCAGCCGCAAAGTTGACAACGATGTCGGGCTTTTCTTCCTCGAAGAGCTTGTACACGCCCTCACGGTCGCAGATGTCCAGCTTGACAAATCGGAAGTTCGGATTGTCCATCACCGGTTCCAGTGTGGACAGATTGCCGGCATAGGTCAGCTTGTCCAGACAAACAATACGGTAGTCTGGGTGTGCTTTCAGCATATGAAAAACGAAATTGGAGCCGATAAAGCCGGCGCCGCCAGTTACGATAATGGTCATGATAGATACTTCTTAGGATGAAGTGTGTTGTTTTTATTATATCATACTTTTGGGGGAATTGCAATAAAAAATGTACCGCTGGTGGGCGGTACATTGGGGGGATATGGTGATAGGCAATATCTGAAAAGGTATCGATAATTTAGGAGAGTTCTTTCTTTGCTGCGGCAAGGGCGACTTCTATGGTTTTATCCATGTCGTAGTATTTGTATTCGCCGAGGCGGCCACCGAAAATGACATTGCCTTCTGCTTCTGCAAGGGCTTTGTACTGCTCATACAGTGCACTGTTTTTAGCGTCGTTGACGGGGTAGTAGGGTTCATCTCCAAGTTTCCATTCCGAAGAATACTCTCTCGAAATAACTGTTTTCGGCAGATCGTTTCCGTTTTCATCTTTGCCGAACTCGAACCATTTATGTTCAATGATTCTTGTCCAGGGAGTTTCTCTGTCTGTGTAGTTTACAGCTGCATTGCCTTGGAAGTTTGGCTTATCAAGAATTTCATTCTCAAATCTGACAGAACGATATTCCAAAGTTCCCAGCTTATAATCGAAATACGCATCGATCGGACCGGTGTAGATTACCTTTTCAGCGAGCTTGTCCAGTTTTTCTTTGTTTTCCAGATAGTCAACATTCAGCCGAACTTCAATACCTTCCAGCATTTTCTCAATCAGCTTTGTATATCCGCCGATGGGAATGCCTTGATAGAGTGCGTTGAAATAGTTGTTATCGAATGTCAGACGAACTGGAAGACGCTTAATGATAAATGCAGGCAGATCCTTGCAGTCACGTCCCCACTGTTTCTCTGTATAACCTTTTACAAGCTTTTCGTAGATATCTCGTCCAACAAGCGAGATGGCCTGTTCTTCCAGGTTTTTCGGCTCACCAGTGATTTCTTTTTTTTGCTCTTCAATTTTGGCTGCGGCTTCTTCGGGAGTCACAACGCCCCACATTTTATTAAATGTGTACATGTTGAATGGCATGGAATAGAGTTCGCCCTTGTAATTGGCCACCGGAGAGTTTGTGAATCGGTTGAAGTCAACAAAGCTTGTGACATAGTCCCATACCTCTTTGTTATTGGTATGGAAAATGTGTGCACCGTACTTGTGTACATTGATGTCCTCGAC